CTTGCGGGAAACCGTAAGAACTACCGGATAAAGAGCCGGTAGGATAACAAACTGGATGCAATGAAATTCGTCGCCCCTGTCGCGCACTCTCTCGGATATTCAATCGAAGATACTGCGACAGCCGTTGCGAAAATGTCAGATGCCGGTATTCAGGGATCGATGGCGGGTACGGCGCTTCGTGCGTCACTCTTACACCTTACGAATCCGGTCGGTCAGTCGGCCAAAGCGATGAAAAAGTACGGAATCGAGGTAAAGGATGCCCACGGAAATCTAAAGCCGATACCCGAACTCGTCGGCCATATTTCGAAGCAGTTCGAAGGGATGACGTCGGCGCAGAAAACGGCCGCAGCGGCACAGCTCGTCGGAGTTGAAGCGGCTTCCGGATTCGTTACGCTCTTGGGCGTGGGGGAAAAGGGACTGCGCAACTACTCGAAGACGCTGAAGGAAGCCGGCGGGACAGCGGACAAAGTAGCGAAAACGCAGATGGATAACCTCAAAGGGTCATTCGAACAGTTTACGTCTGCGCTCGACGGCCTCGGAATTGCGATCGGTAACGAGTTTTTACCTACTTTCCGAAAAATTGTCGATACCGGTACGAAGGTGGTCGAGTTCCTTAGTGAGCTGAATCCGGGAATCATTACGACAGGCCTCGAAATGGCGGGTGCGGCGGCAGCGGTGGCGCTAGTTGCGTCTTCCATGATGAAACTCGGAATCGCAGTGCGCGGTTTGTTCGTTGCGATGGGTCCGGCCGGATGGGTGATCACCGGGCTCTCTTTATTAGCGGGAGCACTCGTCGGGGTGAAAGCGGGATACGATCAGATGAACACCGTTAGTTTAGAGGCGGCCGAAACCAAACAAAAAGAGATAGATTCTATTAATAATTTAGCGACTGAGTTTGAAAAACTTCAAAACAAAACAAAGCTTACAGCAGAAGAGATGGCGCACTATCTCGACTTGAACGATCGCATTAAATTGGAAACTGATTCTCACGCGATCAAACTGATGAAGGAGGAGCAGGAGGGGCTACGCAAAAAGTCGGGTCTTACAAATAATGAGTTCGATCGCTATCTTTCGCTTAATGACAAGGTACTAGAAAAGGCTCCTATCACAAGCAAGGCAATAACAGACCAAGGTAATGCGTTCGCGAAAAACACTAAGGCGTTAAAGCGGCTGACTGAGGAAAAAGCCGAAGAATTAAGGATTGAACTGAATACTCAAAAAGCCAAACTTGACTCTAAAGAGACTGAGAATCTCAATGAAAGAAGCAGGCTTCAAGAAAAGATAAATAGCCTTGCGGAGGAGTATCGCGAAAATCAGGTGAAAGCCGAGGAGCAGCTTGAGAAAGTAAGGGGGATAGAAGACAGTATAAAACAAGCGAAAGCGGCCGGAAACAAAGAAGACGCTGCACAAAAGGAGAATATCCTAGGTACAGAAAAGCGGATTCTAAGCGAACTTCAGGCGCAACTTGGGGCGAGTGGTGATAAGCTTCTAAGCAAAAAAGAAGAACTACAAAAGGTAAATGAAGAGATAAATAAACTCGATACTGTTAAGCAAAAACTAGTGGATTTAGAGATGCGACAAGTCGGCTTAAACGCCAAAAAGGGAGAAGGCGTGAGAGTAATCGATAAGGAGATCGCTCGCCTTCAAGATGCGAAGGCGAATCTGAAAAACAACACGACAGCAGCCGATCGTAAAACAGATGAGTATCGAAAGTCTGTTAAAGCAATTGACGACGAGATCGCAAACCTTCGTACCGCAAGGGGTCGGGTCGCGGATATTACGTCAGAAGCCCAAAGAATGAACGCTGCTCTAAGTAAGGACATCACGAAACGCATCACGACAATTACATCGGATGTTTCTATGAAGACGGAGCGTGCTGTAAGCCGGGGAAAAGGGAACGAAGGTACCTACCACACTGGCGGCGTCATCGGCCTCGGGCAGATCAATAAACTTCACATCGGCGGCCTAGCGTCTCAATTTGCTAATCCGATGAGCCACGAAGTCGATATCCGGGCCCTGCGTAACGAAATGGTGCTTACCGAAGCACAACAGGCGAATCTTATGCGAATGATTGACGCAGGCCACACGACGGGCCTTGGAGGAGATTCCGGCTTATCGTCGGATATGCTTCGAGCGCTTAGTTCGATTGAGCAGGCGATTAAGACGAAAGGCGGCGCTTCCATAATCGTAGATGGATACGAACTCGGCCATGTAATTGAGCCGCATATCAGCGCGATCCAACAAGACGGCCTCGATATAGAAAGTCTAAAGAGCGGGAGGTGATTTCGAATGGGAAATACGGACTTCATAAAGAAAATCGCCCCGGATGCACAGAAGATATTCGTAAATTATAAAATTCTCGCCAGCCTTGTAATCGCGCAGGGATGTCTCGAAAGTGCGTACGGAACCAGTGGTCTTGCCGTTAATGGAAAGAACCTTTTCGGAGTGAAGGGCGAATATAACGGAAAATACGTCATCATGAAAACGTGGGAAGTAATCAACGGAAGAAACGTTCAAGTGGACGCCAAGTTCCGGAAGTACCCGACGTGGTATGAGTCGATGCAAGACCTTGCGAAGCTTTACGTAAACGGCGTCAGTTGGGACCCGAATCACTATAAGGCGGTCGTAGGCGAGAAAAACTACAAGAAAGCGACTGCTGCGCTGGTAGACGCCGGTTATGCAACGGACCCGTCTTACGCATCAAAGCTTAACAGAATTATTGAAACGTACAACCTGACGAAGTACGACACCGCCCCGTCTCCGTCGAATCCGTCCACTCCTACTACGCCGGGCACAAACAACCCGGCTCCGGTTGTCGTTGAAGAGCCGGAGGTATCTATCGACGTTTTTTCAAGCGTTTATACAACGCCTCCATCCGGTGTCCCTATTACGGATAGCAACTTCCGGATACTTTACAAGGATGGCCGCATAATTGACATGGCTCGCGATTTATCAGTTCTTGTGCGAAGTTTCAAAATTGCTTCGCCCACTCCCGATATCGATTACGAAACGATTCCGGGGAGGGACGGATTAGTTCGAGTGGGGAAAAACTTCGGAGCCCGAACGCTGACTGCCGAATGTCTCTTGCTCGGAGCGGATGACGTTGATTTTCATTTATTACAAGCGGAACTCTTTCACGCGCTTCATCGCGAGGAGGAGTTCTTTTTAGTTTCGGAAGCGACGCCGAAAAAACGGTGGCGGGTCGAGCTAAGCGCATCATTCACGCCTGACAGAATCGGTAGCTTTGGCGACTTTACGCTGACTTTCCAAAGCGCCTCGACTTATTGCGAATCAGTCGGCACCACACTGAATGCGTTTACGTTTGATGCGAACAAATGGCAGATAGGCGAAGGACTGACGGACGATATCCCTTCGTACAAACACAAGACGAAGACTTTTCGTATTTTCAACGCGGGAGCCGTCCGGCTAGATCCGAGATACATGCCTTTAAAAATCACGTATAAAGGCGAGTCAAATAAATTGTCGATCAAAAATAGAACAACAGGCGATCTGTGGACGTTTTCCGGCAATTCCACTACGAAGGAAGCGATTCAAATTTCCGGTGTTACTGTGAAAAAGGGTAACGTTAGCATCTTCGGTCAGACAAATTTCGGACTCATTACGCTTGAGCCCGGATGGAATGATTTTGAGTTAAGCGGAACGAGCGGGGATTTTGAGATCACCTTTGATTTCAGATTCCACTATTACGCGTAGGGAGGTGCGTCATGCCTAGTTTGATTGTAAAAAACCTTGCTAATCAGGTCGAAGCCTTAACGGACTTTAACGTGACAAAGAAAGATGAAATCGATAACGGCAGGTCTTTAGATGTATCAGTTATACAGACCGATCGGAACGCGCACTCCTTTCCGCTGATTCAGAATGAAGGCTCTCTTTTTTATGAAGACGAGGAATTTGTCATCCGAAAGACGCGCTATGTACCGATCGGAGGCAAGAGACTAAAGGTCGACATTACGGCCCTGCACCGATCATTTTCAGACCTCGGAGAGAATTACGTGTACGAGACTTCGGGGAAAAAGAAAAAACTTTACCTCGAAGATATGCTGGATATCGCATTAAAAGGCTCCGGGTATTCTTACGAAGTTGTACCGGATGGTCTTGGTGATTCATTTGAAGTAGAGGATTTCGGGAATGGATACTCGCTCGGACTGTTAAACGATATTAAAGAAAAATACTCGGCGGAATATGAATGTATTGGAAAGAAAGTGTACTTCGCGAAGGAGATAGCGAGAGATACAGACTATGTTATTCGCGATCGAGTAAATGTAAAAGATCCGACACAGGAAATCGACACCTCTTCTATAAAAACGTTTATCAAGGGCTTCGGAAAGAAAGACGACAAGACAGGGAAATATGCGGTCGAAGCTGAATACAAAAGCCCTTTGGCTGCAATCTACGGAATTAAACACGCAAATCCAATATTCGACGACTCTTACACGGCAAAGGACGAGGGTAAACTTGAACAGCGGCTAGAAAAAGAACTGACCGATAAGATTGAGATATCTATCAGTTTGACATATGTGGAAGTCGAAGCTTTGAAAATGCAGGACATCCGAAAAGGTGATTACGTGTGGTGCGTATTAGAGCCGTTTGACTTACGCACCAAGCTACGCGTTGTCAGTGTCGAATCTTATTCCAATCCGAATAAACCGTCTGTTTTTACTTTCGGAAAATTGCGGCCGAATATCAGTAAAACTGTCGCAAAACTAGGTCGTACGCAGAGCACGCTCTCCAAGCTTATCGATACGTCAACTGGGAAAGTGAAAGGCAGCGCCATAAGCGGAAACATAACCATCGGAAAAGACGCGATTTAAATTGCGGCCGAATATCAGTAAAACTGTCGCAAAACTAGGTCGTACGCAGAGCACGCTCTCCAAGCTTATCGATACGTCAACTGGGAAAGTGAAAGGCAGCGCCATAAGCGGAAACATAACCATCGGAAAAGACGCGATTTACGAAGACGGGTACGATCCGACAAAGCTGACGATTCCTACGTACGGCCGGGCAAACGCAACAACGGACGGTCTTATGAGCTCATCGGACTATGTGAAGCTGGCGAGTATCGTATTGGGGCCCGACGGCCAAGTTTATGTCTCGCTGGCTACCGAAACGACTGACGGCTTAATGAGCGCATCTGACTTCGCAAAGCTGCAACGCATCAAGGTCGGTACGGCTACGGTGGATATATCGACACTTTCGCAACAGCTCGAATCTATAAACAAGCGCCTGACCGCGCTAGAGAATAAATAACGAGGAGGAATACAATGCCGAAATTTCCGTACAGAAAGGCCGGGGCGGCGTGGGACCGTGTTTTTCGTAACGATCACAACCAAAACCTCGATGATATTGCGGAAGTGTCGATATACTACGGTGGATATATCGACACTTTCGCAACAGCTCGAATCTATAAACAAGCGCCTGACCGCGCTAGAGAATAAATAACGAGGAGGAATACAATGCCGAAATTTCCGTACAGAAAGGCCGGGGCGGCGTGGGACCGTGTTTTTCGTAACGATCACAACCAAAACCTCGATGATATTGCGGACGATATTAAAGGATCGTATACGGATCTGGCCGCACATAAGAACGCGAAAACCGCCCACACGTCGGAGCAAATCGACCATGGCGGTTTTTCTTTGCGCACATATATCGACGGCCTGTATAACCGTATCAGAAATCTGATCCTTAACGCGGACGGTACAAACGTAAAAGAGGTCGTTGACGCTCGTGTAGACGCGGAAGGAAACATCGCGCCTTTATTGAAGGAGCGGCTCGACAAAGAGTATAACAAGCTTTTACGCAAAATTGAGCGCGATGTAAACGTTGATGACTACGGAGCCGATCCGACTGGTGTTAACGATAGTACAGAAGCGTTTAAAAAGGCGATCGGGAACGGTAAGGTGCGGCTAAATCTATCGGCAGGCACATATATCGTTAAAGGCATCAAGTTGCCGTCATGGACGTATTTGATCGGTCAAGGTATGGGCGTTACTACGTTGAAGCTACACGAAGATACGCCGGCGAGCGAATGGGTCATCATTAACGCGGACCCGGCGTCCGGCAACCGGAATATCGTAGTAACGCCCATACCTTGACCGATCAAATCCGTCCATGACGGCAACTTGATGCCTTTAACGATATATGTGCCTGCCGATAGATTTAGCCGCACCTTACCGTTCCCGATCGCCTTTTTAAACGCTTCTGTACTATCGTTAACACCAGTCGGATCGGCTCCGTAGTCATCAACGTTTACATCGCGCTCAATTTTGCGTAAAAGCTTGTTATACTCTTTGTCGAGCCGCTCCTTCAATAAAGGCGCGATGTTTCCTTCCGCGTCTACACGAGCGTCAACGACCTCTTTTACGTTTGTACCGTCCGCGTTAAGGATCAGATTTCTGATACGGTTATACAGGCCGTCGATATATGTGCGCAAAGAAAAACCGCCATGGTCGATTTGCTCCGACGTGTGGGCGGTTTTCGCGTTCTTATGTGCGGCCAGATCCGTATACGATCCTTTAATATCGTCCGCAATATCATCGAGGTTTTGGTTGTGATCGTTACGAAAAACACGGTCCCACGCCGCCCCGGCCTTTCTGTACGGAAATTTCGGGGCGGCGTGGGACCGTGTTTTTCGTAACGATCACAACCAAAACCTCGATGATATTGCGGACGATATTAAAGGATCGTATACGGATCTGGCCGCACATAAGAACGCGAAAACCGCCCACACGTCGGAGCAAATCGACCATGGCGGTTTTTCTTTGCGCACATATATCGACGGCCTGTATAACCGTATCAGAAATCTGATCCTTAACGCGGACGGTACAAACGTAAAAGAGGTCGTTGACGCTCGTGTAGACGCGGAAGGAAACATCGCGCCTTTATTGAAGGAGCGGCTCGACAAAGAGTATAACAAGCTTTTACGCAAAATTGAGCGCGATGTAAACGTTGATGACTACGGAGCCGATCCGACTGGTGTTAACGATAGTACAGAAGCGTTTAAAAAGGCGATCGGGAACGGTAAGGTGCGGCTAAATCTATCGGCAGGCACATATATCGTTAAAGGCATCAAGTTGCCGTCATGGACGTATTTGATCGGTCAAGGTATGGGCGTTACTACGTTGAAGCTACACGAAGATACGCCGGCGAGCGAATGGGTCATCATTAACGCGGACCCGGCGTCCGGCAACCGGAATATCGTAGTCCAAGGAATGTCACTCGACTGGAATCCGGATCGTCAAGGCGGCGTTAGTTCAACTGGCGGAATCCATTCGAGTTGTTTAACTTTCGCGCAAGTGAAGTTCGGTATCGTCCGGGAGGTCGAAGGCATTAATCCGGGGCTCCACTGTTTCGACATATCGGCCCCTACCTACGATATTACAGCGAAGGATTACACCGCAACAGGAAGTAAGTACGTCTGGATCGATCGCTGCGTCGGCTATGGTTACGGTGATGACGGGATCACTACGCACTACAGCGAATATATCTTCATCACCAATAACGTAATGACAAATCCGCGCGGCACAGCCCACCGTAAGGGTGCCGCCAATTCGAACGGTATCGAAGTCGATGACGGATCTAAACACGTATGGCTTCTTGATAACTACACTGAAGGAAACATCCGAGGCGTAGAGGTGAAGGCTCATACAGAATGGCCGGCGCCTTGTAACGTCCATATTCGCGGACACGAATCTTTCCGGGATGTGCGCTCATTCGACTTGCGGCATATAGGACACCACTTAGCGACTGATCCGTGGAGCGAGACGGCGAGGGACGTAACGCTGATCGACTGTACTGCGCGAGAGCCGATATTCAATTCGCTGTATGACGGACTGGAACCGAAAGCTTTAGTCGTCTCGGCGTACCAACGTGTTAAGATAATCGGTTTTACTGCAATCGGTGATCCGACGTATGACTACAAAGGAAAGTCGATGATAGCCTTTCAATATAAGAGCCGGAAGATAACTGTAACTGGTCTGCAAATTTCCGGTTTTAAAAAGGCCGGCTATGATGTCAACATTACCGGAGGCGATCAGCGCACAGATGACGTCCTCATTTCTGATTTCGTTATCCATGATTCAGCGCAAAATGGTATCGGGATCGGGGGCGGTGTCTATAACGTAAACTTGGAAAATGGTATTCTTCACGTATCTAGCGGTACGGCCGGCATCACATCGCCGAATACGCAAACAAATATCTTAATGGTCCGGGCGTATGGTTACGAAAGTGCGGCAGTACTCGGGGGCCAGAAACATTCGGTCGTCCCTAACAACGTGAAAGGTGGGTTCCGTGCTGCTTCTACATCAGGTCACGTTTTAGACAAAACAAGCGCAATCATTGCGACCACGGGCGGATGTACAACGAAAGGACCTAGAAACGTCGTTTTAGGCGCCAGTGGTGGCTCATCCACAACAGCTTCGCGTCAAGCGGTTATAGCGTCAAACAATTCACATACAAAAGGTGACGGGCCGTCGAGGGTCGTACTCGCTGCCAACGGGGTTATCAACGATAACGGATATAGCGTCAGAGGGGGCTACGGAAGCGGAAGTGCCTCGACCGGAAATACGAAATGGGAACTCGACTCAACTGGCGGCCATATTCGCGGCACAGGACGAGTGGAGAGCGTCTCAGATTTCAAAGACTTCGCTGAGTATTTTGAGTCTGCTGACGGCAAGAAAATTGATTCTAGTTATCTCGTTGCGCTAGAAGGCGAAAAGATACGAAAAGCAGGCGAAGGAGATAAGATACTCGGAGTCGTTTCGGAAACGGCCGGATTGGTGCTCGGAGGCGCGGCGTTCTATTGGAACGATCAGTTCGAAAGAAACGAATTCGGCGGCTTGGTTTACGAAACGGTTATCGATGGCGGCGAAGAGTTAAGCGTTCCAAAATTAAACCCCGACTACGACCCTTCTCTCGAATACGTGCCGCGTGACTCTCGCGACGAGTGGCATGTCATCGGACTAATCGGTCAAGTCTTCGTTAGAATTGACGAAACAGTGGCCGTAGGGGATAGCGTATCAGCAATCGAAGGCATTGCAACCAAGTCGGAAAGCGGCGGCTATGGGACCGTTATGAAAATCAAATCTCCGTATGACACGGAAAAAGGCTACGGTGTAGCGCAAATGATCGTTACGCCGCAGCACTAAGGAGGTTTTGCAGTGATATACAATAACGCATCACTTGCGTTTGAGGTGACGAGCAGGACGAAAACGAATATAAAAACCGCAATACAGTTCAGCACGCAAGACATCGATACGGCGCGGTTACTCTTCTCGCTAACTAAGGATGGCGTCCCATTGCCATTGTCTGCTGTTACCGGGAAGCTTGTCATGTTCACGGCGGACGGAAGTCGGTTCATAAGAAGCGTAGAGATCACGGATAAAGTCGAAGGTGTTGCGCAGTACGTTCTGTCAGCCGAAGAGATCCGACACAGTGGCGATGTGCAGGCGGAACTTTACCTGTATTATGCCAATAAGCAGGCGCTTTCCATCCATAAGTTTTCGTTTACCATCGACAAGGCACTGATTGATACAGATATCGTACCGTTGGCGGAATACTACGTGGATGACTGCCAATAAGCAGGCGCTTTCCATCCATAAGTTTTCGTTTACCATCGACAAGGCACTGATTGATACAGATATCGTACCGTTGGCGGAATACTACGTGGATGACTTCGAAGCGTTGCGCCAACAAATCAACGACTTATACGACGAAGTGGTCGAAACAGTCGAAGAGCTGCGCAAGAAATTCGAAGACCTCGAAAATATTGAAACGAAAGAAGGAGCGCAAGCAAAAGCCGATACTGCGGAAAAGAATGCGAAGTCCTATACGGACACTCATACGAAAAGGACTGACAATCCGCATAGCGTAACGAAATCGCAAATCGGTTTGGGGAACGTTGAGAACGTAAAGCAGGAGACGCCGGATGGTGCGCAGGAAAAAGCCGACAAGGCCTTAACGGACAGCAAAGCGTACACGGACGAACACACAGGTCGGACTGATAACCCGCACTCAGTGACGAAAGACCAGATCGGACTTAGTAACGTCGACAACGTTAAGCAGGCGCCTCTCGACCAATTCCGGGCCCATGATTCCAATAGCATCCGTCATACTTCGCAAGTTGAGAAGGACAAGTGGAACGGATCGCAGTTGTTTAAATTGACGCAGGATACTGGCGCGGCACAGTACATGACGGGCATCGATTTTAATACGGTAACAGATACCGGCTTCTATTATATGAGCGGCGCAACGACGGCATTGAATGCGCCGGTAAATAACAACGGATATCTTCTCGTTCATAACTACAGCACGTACGCGTATCAGGAATACACGTCATATAGCAGCAATGATTCGACGTCTTCCGGCCGGCGGAAATTTATGCGTAATAAGGTCGCGAGCTCGGATTCATGGACGTCATGGCGTGAGCTTGAATCGGTAGAAGGGGCGCAGTCAAAGGTAGATGCTCACGCAAACAAAACGGACATTCACGTCGTACAGGCGGATAAAGATAAGTGGAATAGTCCGTGGGTCGCGACGTGGAATAACGTTACTTTGATTAACGGCGCGCAACAAAACGCTAGCTATCCGTTCAAGTTTTCCGTTGCGAATAACGAAATTAAACTGCGTGGTACATTCGGGTCACTACCGGCCGCAGGTACGACGGTAGCGAAATTCACGTATAAGCCGACGCAGCTCGTAGATTTCGTCGTTCCTACGATTGGCTCTTACGGGACGGCCCGGTTTGCCTTTACGACGGACGGGGAGCTACGGTTCGACGGTCTTTCCGCGACCGACTCGGCTAGCGTTACGCGTGTGTCCTTTAATATCGGTATCCCATTATGGTAAAGGAGGAAATCAGAATGCACGTTTTATACTACGACAAAAATTTCGACTATGCCGGCGAAGAAGATATCGATGTAGAAGTGCTGCCGCCAAACAGTACGGACGTATTACCCGATCCGTCGATTATCTCACCGCGATTCGATAAGAAGAATAACGTATGGGTCGAGGCGGCAACGGAGGAATACAAAGAGAGCATTAAGCCTGATCCGCCGGCTCCGAATGAAATCGAGAATCTTCAAAAGCAGATAGCGGATTTATATTATCTTATCGCGACGGGAGGAAACTAAATGACTTGGTATCTCCGTATCAAAAATCTTTATGACGCCGGCCTCTGGACGAAAAATCAAGTTCACGATACTGTCGGAGCTGGCCGGATAACACCGGAAGAATACGAGAAAATCACCGGAGATGTTTACGATCCAAACAAGCCTCCTATCGAAGAACCTCCGGAAGAAACAGGCGGACAGGAGGCGTAGTTATTGAACGGCGGCGAATTAGACGTACTCAAATATTTTTTAACGCAGGGACCGTTCGCGGTCCTTTTTACGTGGCTGCTGATTTACGTAATGAAATCGAACAGGGAGCGCGAGTCACGGCTACAGGACTTACTCGATAAGTTTAGCGATAAGTACGACGTCATCATCGACAAGATTGATAGACTCGAAGAGAAATTCCGCGGAAGAGACTAACCGAATAAACGCAACACGCCCGTCAGGTGAGAGTCCCGGCGGGCTTTTTTAATGCGAAAAATACGAAAAGGGGACGATTTAATGGCGATTTCAGTACGTAAGAACCTAGTGTCTGCGAGTAAGTATTCGATTAAGTGTCCGTATTCAATGGATGCGAAGTACATCACGTTCCACAATACGGCCAACGATGCTTCAGCAGACGCAGAGATCCGATATATGATCGGAAACAGCAACGAAGTGTCTTACCATTTCGCAGTAGACGATAAGGAAGTCGTTCAAGGTATTCCAACGGACCGTAACGCATTTCACTGCGGAGATGGTAGCAGCGTAAATTCCGGAAACCGGACGTCTATTGGCGTCGAGGTGTGCTACTCGAAATCAGGCGGCGCTAAGTACGAAGCGGCCGAAAAGTTGGCGATCAAATTTATTGCGCAATTGCTGAAGGAACACGGATGGGGCATCGATCGTCTGCGCAAACACCAAGACTGGTCCGGTAAATACTGCCCGCATCGCGTATTAGCGGAAGGCCGTTGGGAAGCCGTAAAAGCGGCAATCGCTGCGGAACTCAAAGCACTCGGCGGCAAGTCTTCCGCAAGTAAGCCGGCCAAAACATCCGGATCGACATACACCGTTAAGAAAGGCGACACTTTGTCCGAAATTGCGGTGAAAACTGGCGTCAGTATGGCGAAGTTACAAGCATACAATGGCATTAAGAACGCGAATAAGATTACGGTCGGCCAAGTGTTAAAACTGACGGGGGCGGCCGGCTCTTCTAAACCGTCATCCAGCGGTAAGAAATACGTTTACCTTCCGGCGTCTGCCGACTCATGGCGCATCTATCCTACGAATAAAGCGCCGGTCAAAGGGAACGAATGCGGATTATTGCGTCCTAAGAAATTCGGCGGCCTGAAGTACGAGGTTCTCGGTAATCCACAGACCGACGTGTACACGATCAAGACGGACCAGTTCGGAAAGGTGAATATTTATGCCGCGAAGTCCACAGGCGCAACAGTAAAATAAACGAAAAGGGAGACGATAATTATGGAAGAAGTATTAATTTTCGCGACTATCCTCGCGCCTATCTTAACGGCGCTCGTTCAGCTCGTTAAGAAAACGGTTAAGCTGCCGACGAATATTGTGCCGGCTCTCA